AACGTCCTACGTCATCGCGAACCTGGAGACCGGAAAGATCACGAGCGTAACCGTGACGCCGCTGTGCCACTGGCCGAAGAAGTGTCCAGAGGACTTCGTGCGCGGAGTGTTCGACAGGCGTTTCGGATCGAAGATCATCGTGCCGCATCCTGGGAGCCCGATGTGAGGAAGAAAATAATCCTCGAGATGCACGCCCTGCAGCGCGCAAAGAAGTACCAGCAGATGGAGAAGCAGGCAAGGGCGATGACCAAGAAGCATCCTCGCGACCCGCTCGCGTGGAGGGCACTCGGCGTGGCGCTGAAACTCCAGGGCAAGGATGGGCTTGCAGCCTTCCAGCGCGTAGTGAAACTGATCCCGAAGAATCCTCTCGCGCACTTCCACATCGGCGTGCAACTGGAAGGGCTCGGACGCACGCGAGAGGCCATCGCGTCGTACAACAAGACGATCGAACTCGATCCGAACTCAGCCGATGCGTACAACAATCTCGGCAACGTCCTCAAGGCGATCATCAAGCCCTACGACGCCATGATCTGCCACAACAAAGCGATCCACCTGAACCCGAATCTGCCGCAGGCTTACATGAATCTTGGAGGCGATCTTCTTGGCATGGGGCAGCATGGCAAAGCGGTAGAGTGCTACAAGAAGGTGCTCGAGTTGGACCCGGATTTCGTGGAAGCCTACAGCAACCTAATTTTCGCTCAGGATTTCATGTCGATCCTGGACGCGCGCACCCATATCCACGCTCGCAGGGACTGGGCCGAGAACTACGTCGATCACTTGCTGCCAGGTGATCCAGAGAACGACAACGACCCTGATCCTGACCGACGGCTGCGGATCGGGTACGTCGGTGGCGACTTCAAGGAACACTCCGCAGCTCGCGTATGGGGATCTATCGTCACCGAATACGACCGCTCGAAATTCGACGTGTACTGCTACAACAACAACACGACCAAGGGCGATTCGTACAAGGACCGCTTCATGGCAGCAGCAACGCACTGGCGCGAGGTCGGGGCGATGCACGACCTGGACATCGTGAAGATGATCCGGGAGGACAAAATCGACATTCTCGTTGACCTTGCCGGGCACTCTGCCATGAATCGCCTATCGGTATTCGCGTTCCACCCGGCGCCGGTCCAGGTCCACGCTTGGGGGTACGCGACCGGGACCGGGATGAAGAAGATGGATTACTTCTTCGGATGCAAGGGCATCGTCGCTCCGCATGAACGCGAATTCTTCACCGAGGAGATCATCGACTTGCCGTGCGCGGCCGGATCGTATTTCCCTGAACCGTTCCCGGATGTCAGCGAATTGCCGTTCCTCGAGAACCAGATCATCACGTTCGGATCGCTCAACCGGATGCACAAGGCGACCGAGGAATGCTACCGAACCTGGGTCGAGGTGCTGCGCGCGGTCCCGAACAGCCGATTCCTTCTGAAAGCTGGCGAGTTGTCGGATGAGTCATCGCGCGCTGCGATTCTTTGGAATTTCACACGCTCTGGGATCGACCCGAACAGGATCAAGATGCTCGGCGCCACGAAATGGCACCAACATGTCGGCGCCTACAGGCTCATCGACATCGCCCTGGATCCGTTTCCGCATGGCGGAGGCGTGACCTGCATGGAGGGATTGATGATGGGGGTGCCAGCCGTTACCCTGCGCTGGCCTACCCTAGTCGGCCGCATCTCGGCAGCGATCCAGACCTGCGTAGGGATACCGGACTGGTGCGCCGACACCGCCGACGACTACATCCAGCTCGCGATCAAGAAGGCGGCCGACATCGAAGGTCTGAAACGTCTACGCCCGGCCCTGCGTGGCATGTTCCAAACCTCGCCGATCGGGGATTCAAAAGTCTACGTCTCCGAGGTCGAAAGGCGCTACCGCGAGGTGTGGCGCAGATGGTGCGCAAAGAAAGTGCTTGACAAGGAAAAAATCGCAGCGTAGTGTCCATTCCGCAACAAGTCTCACTGGCCCCGAATGGGAGCACCGGACCCGCAAGGACACTCCGGCCCGAGTAGGACACGCTGAAGTGTGAGACGCCCGCCCCGCGCGAGCGATACGGCAACCGTAATCTCTGAACTTTTGAGAAGGGTGCCGTATGTCGAATCCAGCCGATGCAGGACTGATACCTCTCTACACCACGCAGTTCTCGACCAACCTCGAGTTGCTGCTCCAACAGATCGGCTCGAAGCTGCGCGGCAAGGTCCGCGAGGGCTTCCACGTCGGCAAGATGGCCTCACCGATCAACCAGATCGGCTCCATCGTGCTCAAGGCGCCATCAGGCCGCTTCGCCCCGAAGGACCGCACCGACGCGAATTTCGTGCGTCGCTGGGTCTTCCCGCAGGAGGGCGAGATCGACCAACTGATCGACTCCTTCGACGAGCTCCAAACGATCGTCGATCCGAAGTCCCAGTACACCCAGAACGCCGCGAACGCGGTCGGACGCGGGTGGGACGACGCCATCATCGCCGCCTCCACAGGCACCGCCCAGACGGGACAGGACGCAGCCGGGCTCACCTCGGAGACGTTCAACACGACCAATTTCCAGATCAACACGACCTTCGGCGCCAGCGCCGCAGCCGGGCTGACCGTGGCGAAGCTGATCGAGGCGAAACGGATCTTCACCCACTTCCACAACGACCTCGACATGGACCCGCCCTGTGCGGTGATCGGCTCGAAACAGGAGTCGGACCTGCTCAACCAAGTCCAGGTGGTATCCACGGACTACAACGACCGGCCGGTCCTGGTGGACGGCAATGTCAAGCGGTTCATGGGCTTCGACATCGTGGTGTCCGAACGGCTACCGCAGACGACCTTGGCGACCACGCGAGGTGTGCTGGTCTTCGTCAAATCGGGCCTGTACCTGGGCATGTGGCAGGACATCACCAACCGCGTGTCGATCCGGAACGAACTGTCGAGCGAGCCGTGGGATCTGTACACCAAGGCGATGTTCGGGTCCACCCGCCTCCAGCCGGGCAAGGTTCTGCAAATCCTCTGTGCCGACACGACCGGCGCGGACATCACGCCCTGATCGGAGACACACATGGAACAGCTCAAATCCAACACAGTCACCAACCTCGACGCGCAGCCGATCATCGTCAGCACGACCGGCGAGGGCATGTCGGGCCTGCTCAAGGCGCAGAGCGACACCGTCGCCCCGACGAGCGCGGTCGCGCAGTTCGCGACCTACCGGCTCGCGCGCTTCCCCACGGACGCCAAGGTCAAGCACGTCTGGTGCTACACATCCGGCATCGAGGCGCAGACCACCGCGACGGCGTCCTTGGACATCAACGTGTCCTTCTCGGACTCCACCACCGACGGAACGCCTTCGGTGCTGGTGGGCGCCATCCCGTCCAACAAGAAGGACGGCACGGCGCTGCCCTACCAGGGCACGACCGGGTACTCGACCGGCTACACGAACTCGGGCACCGGCAACAAGCTGTTCGGTGACGCGCTGCTGCAGGGCACCAAGGGCGTGGTGAAGTACCAGGAAGTCACGTTCCTGAATACCACCGCCTCTGTCGCCTTCCTGCCGGCCAACCGCGAGGACAACCTGTGGAACGTCTTCGGGTTCACCAACTCGCAGGGCGTGGCGCAGGATCCGGGCGGAGCCTTCGACATCTTCGTGGTGATCGCAGGAGCCCTCACCACGGCCGCCGCCGGCATCATCGGCGTCGAGGTGGACTTCGTGGTCTAGTGCCATGGCTGACAACTTCATCGGCATCAACCGTGGTGCGCTGGACGACGTTCCTTCCAGCATAACAGTCGGGTCGTCCACCGGCTCCAAGGACATCGAACTCCGGGTCGATACCGGTAAGGGCACAACCCGTCAGGATGTCATCAAGGCGCTCGAGGCGATCAAGAGTTACATCCTGAGCAACGGCTATCAGTCGGCGGCGAACCTGCCGCCCAACTGACCTAGTAGCGCATGGCGACCTCCACCGAAAGTGTCGCGTTCCAGAATATAAGCGCGACGACAGCCGCCTTCACCCTGAAGGGCGGACGCTACCTGTTCAACGCCGTGGCAACCTTCGGCGGCGGCAGCGTGGCGCTTCATGGCCTCATGGCCGACGGATCGACCTTCGCCGCAGTCCCAGACATCGCTGGCAATGCCGTCTCGGTGACGGTAGCCGGCTGGAAAACCACCGATCTCGCCCCTGGACAATATAAGTTCGTGATCGCCACAGCGAGCGCCGTCTACTGCGCCGTGGCCTCCGTCCCTGGCTAATGTAGAATCACCCTGCCGCGCGTTGCCGTGGCGGCACTAGGAGCCGCACATGGCGAATGGTATCCCTGAATTCCCGCAGACCCTACCGGCGCGCACGGTAGTAGGAAACCTCCGCACCCAGTCGGCAATCGCCGAAGCAATCCCGATCGCAGCGTTCGCCGCTGATCTGGCTGACGCTTCCTCAATCACGTACACGCCTGCTGGCGCAGGCGCAGTCTCAAGGACGGTGCAGAGCAAGGAGAGGGATGTTGTAAGCGTTTTCGACTTCATGACGGCAGCCCAAATTGCAGATGTTCAAGCAGGGACAGCATTAATTGATGTAGGAGTGGCTATTGCTGCTGCTATAGCAGCAGTTTCTGTGCGCGGCGGTACACCTTATTTCCCTGCTGGTACATATCTGTTTGCCACTGGCTTGACATTACCAGCAAACGTTAATTTGCTTGGCGCTGGTCGTCTAGCTTCCATCCTCAAATACAGCGGCGCTTCAATAGCCCTCGACAGCAACTATGTTTCGAGCAATGCCTCTAATGGAATCTCGTACAAAGAGTTCCAGTTGGCTTGCGCCGCTAGCACAATAGGGATTCGTTTTACCAACGCCAACGACATTTTCTTGTCTGAGCTGGATGTCAATGGAGGCCCGTCACGCACCGGCAATACTACTGCGGCTATCCAACTCTCCCCTCCCACCGGAGCGCAACAGGTCATAAATTTTGCAGTAGACCACTGCAACATCCACGAGAACGTCGGGTTTGGAATAGACGCGCTTGGAAGTGTCAATGATCTGGTCAACCACATCTCGATTACGAATAGCAACGTCAGAGCGAACGGAACGAACATCCACGGCCTAGGTGAGAACCTTGGCTGGCTTATCTCCGGCAACAACCTTGAGGCCGGACAGACCGCCGCAATAGCTCTCACCGATGTTCAGGGCCTTTCGATCATCGGGAATTATTTCGAGCAGACCAATGCCCCTGCAATCAATCTTCCAGCGACTGTCGATTTCAATGGAGTGGTGATTCAAGGGAACTTCATCGGAGGAAGCGCCGCAAATACGGCAATAATTCTTGGTGCCGCTGGGGCCGCGGTCAAAGGGGTAACAGTTTCCGGGAACGTCATCACTGGTTGGACGACGGGCATTAACCCTGTTCGAGTCGTTGGTGGAGTGATTGGGCCGAACAGATTCGTTAGCTGCGGCTCGGATATAGCCGCTCCTGGTTCTAGTAGCGCAAGCCTTCTGATACAGCAAGAGGCAGGGACTTGGGATTTCTACGGTGACACGGGTTCCAAAAATGGGCGGGCGAATCTAGGCATCGCTCAGATCATCAAGACCTATACGGCCCTGTCTGCATCCGATGTGGATATAGGTCTAGGGAATAGTCTTCTTCTGAACATCAGGGACACAACCAACGGAGGAACGGCTTCTGTACTGTACGAGAACGCCACGACTCCGGTGATTCTTGGACAGGCTGGGGCTACGACATTCGTCACTGGTGCTCCTGCTGGTGGGCAGATACAAGTAAAAAATCGAGGAGCAAGCGGCGGTGTGGCGGTGCTTGCTAACGCCAATCGCAATAATGCGGTGTTGAACGTGTCTCTGGTGGTAACGCAGCCGTGATCTCCCTCCCCGACTACCTCGGCCCCTGGTTCTCGCATCCTGATCTGACAGAGGCGCGATGAGTTTCCTCAATCCAGTCGACATCGCGAACCGTGCGTGCCAGCACTGCAAGGTGCGACGCATTGATCCGACTGTCGGGTTCGCCGAGGACTCGGAGCAATCGACCGAGATGTCCTTCGCCTACGACAAGCTGCGTCGTTCCGAACTGCGTCGCAACGTGTGGCGATTCTCTGTGCGCAAAGCGACGCTGCGGCCGGTGGACACGAACACGATGTTGCTCGTCCCTACGCTGTGGGCGAGCACCACGGACTATCCGGTCGGAGCGATCGTCTCGGATGCTGATGGATTCCTGTGGCAAGGCGTGCAGCAAGACAACCTGAACAACACGCCAGGCAACTCGTCTGCGTGGCAGGGCTACTTCGGCCCGATGACCGTGTCGCTCTACGACACGACCGGCACCACCGGATACTTCGCTGGGGAACTCGTCTACAAGACGCCTGGCGACGGCACCTACGTCGTCTACCTGTCTCAGATCAGCGGCACCAGCGCGGACCCGGCCACTGGAACGGCGTGGGATGCAACCGTGCAGTACATGAAGGATCAGATCGTCCTCGTCACAGCGACGTATTACGTCAGCCTGATCGACTTCAACCTGAATCAAGATCCAACGACCGCTCCTGCGCTGTGGTCCTCTGGGACTACCTACGGAGCTGCGGCAACGGTTGGCGCCTCAGATGGGCTGATCTACTCGTCGATCGCTGGCGGAAACGTCGGCAACGATCCTACGCTCACCACAGGCTTCTGGACCAATACCGGAGTGCTGAATCCGTGGACGACGGTGAACAACTTCGGAACGGCCGGCCAAGGCTGGCAGCAACTCAGCGTCGGCCTAACCGATCTGAACATCTTCTACCCGCTTGGCTCCGGACCGAACATCCAGAACACGCTCAGGAATATCTTCCGTCTTCCGGCCAACTACCTGCGCATCGCTCCACAAGACCCGAAGGCAGGCTCGGTCTCGTTCATGGGCGCTCCGACAGGGAACATGTACAAGGACTGGACGTTCGAGGGTAACTACTTCATATCGCGCGAGCCATTTCCGATCACATTCCGCTTCGCCGCTGACATCATCAACGTGCGCGACATGGACGATATGTTCTGCGAGGGGCTCGGAGCGCGCATCGCTATGGAGGTCGTCGGGAAACTCTCCCAGGCCGGAGCGTCGGTAGCGGAGTGTCGCGCGGCCTATCGCGACGTAATGGGCGAAGCGCGCACCGTCAACGGGATCGAGCAAGGCGCAGTGGAGCCTGACGAAGACGAGTACGTGACCTGCAGGATCTGACATGGCCGACAGCAATTTTGTCCAGGCAAATTTTTTGTCAGGCGAGTGGTCCCCCTATTCGCAAGGTCGAATTGATCTCCCGCAATACCGTTTCGCGATGTCGGTGTGCCGCAATGGCTACCCGCTCGAGGAGGGCGCTTGGATTCGTCGCTCAGGGACAGTGCGCGGCGGCTTCACGTACAACGGCGCGCAAGGCCGCGTCATCAGCTTCGACTTCGAGCAGGCATCTCCCTACGTCATGGAGTTCACCGACGGCAAATTGCGCATGTGGGGCGTTGCGACGCAGAGTTCGCAACTGAACACGACGCTGCCGCAGGACTTCCGCCTCGCCACCACGAACGACAATGTGAAGGTGCTGGACGTATCGACCGCAACTCCTGCTGTAGTGCAGACTGCCGCAGCGCACGGATGGACTACCGGAGACCAGGCGCAACTCCTATTCGCCACCACGGTCAACGCAGGGTTCACTCCCCTGCTACGTCGTCGCCTGTTCAGCATCACCGTAACCGACACGACGCACTTCTCGATCGCAGATGCTATGACAGGCGCGGCGATAGACGGCAGCACGCTCGGGTGGTCTGCTCCTACCTCTGGCGACGTGGTTGCCGCGCGCATACTGGCGATCACGACGCCATACACTGGCGGAATCTGGTCATCGCTGCGGAAGGTGCAAGCGGAGAAGAAGTCAATCCTCTTGCAAGGGACTAAGGCCCCGCAGAGTTTGGATGTCGTGACTGACCCTACAGCAACCGCATTCGCCAGTTTCACATTGACCCAGCCGTCATTTATCGACGGCCCATATCTGGATCCT